TTCAATAAAACAATAACAGAACGATGATCTACGAGAGAAGCAAGTTCTTCTCCGCTAAATCCTTGTTCAATACCATAAGATTTTATATCAGAAGCAAGTTTTTTCTGTGCCTCTGGGTCACCCCACTCAGGCATAGATTCTACTAATTTCTTATGCTCTTCTCTAACTACAGTTTTTTTGAGAGTTTCCTCTTCACTCACATGCCTCTGCCTTGCGGCTTCGTGCTGATATTGAATGGCCTGGATTTTTTCCTGAGATTCCCTAAATTCTTCTTTCTTAGTGACATACTCTATTGGATCGGATTCTTTTAAAGATGCCCAATCAACAGTAGAGAATTGTTGTAAATCTTGGGTAGCACTCTCTATAATTTGCTGTAGATTCATCATGTACTGCTGACGCTCTGACTGTATTTGAGCAACCTCAGAGTTGTATCTTTGTCCAAGTGACTCCATCTGCTTTCGCTCTTGCGACAGTTCTTGCGTCTTTCGAGTATAATCCGACTGTCGGCTGTAGCCGTTCAGAAGTTCGTCAAGGCTTACTTCCCGCTCTTCACCATTTACGGTAACAGCATAAAGTGCCCCTTCATCTTCTTCGTCGGGTTCTTTAGATTCTTCTTCAGCCTCTTCCCCTTCGGGTTCAGCTTCTTCTTCCTCCTCAGACTCCTCCTCAAATGATTCGTCTTCCTCTTCAGGTTGAGACTCTTCAACTTCGGTAGGTTGTGCTTCCTCAGTTTCGGGAGTTTCCTCTTCAGGTTCCACTAAGCTGAGTAATGCTTCTTGCGCCTCAGTAATACTTCCACCTAGCGCGGGTATCGGCTGTAAAGCCGGAAGCGGGGCTTTTTGCGTATCCGCCATTATTATTTCTCCTTCAGATATATGGGTGTTGCTCGTCTATTATCTTAGCCATGCGTCCTGTTTCTATTATAGACGTTAGATGACTACGAATTCGATCGAGCAGTCGCATCGCAAGCCAGATAGATTCTCTAGCTTCCGAATCTGTTGAACCGCTTTGTTGCCAGCGACTCATTAAATCTTCCTTCAAAACATCAAATGCTTCTTTAAATAGTTCGTCGTCTATTAATGTTTGGGCGCGACGTTCCCGTTGTCCTTGATCCATTAGGTTATTGGCTTATTCCTCAACATATGAAAACGCCTCTGACGGCGCGACTTTCGCTCCCCGGGAGTTTGGGAGGCAACGTCTAGTCGTTTTATCTCACCATCTAAAGTATCCTTTGAAATTGGTTTTTTTCCCTTTTTTAACATTAGGTGTCCCCTATAGCTACGGCTCGTCGTTGTTCTCTTTCAATACTAATTTCCTCAGCTTTTAATCTGGAATCTACCGCTAACTTCTGGTACTCCTGCTGAATCTTCTGAGCTTTAAGTTGAACTTCCGCAGCCTTGATTTTTACTTCTTCTTGTTTAACTTGAGCTTCCATTAGATTTGCTTGCTCTTCTAAATCAGGCTCTGGAGCCTCCTCAGGAAGTGTAGAAGGATCAGTTAAGAAATCATCCACATTCTGAAAACCCATAGCCTTTACAAGAGATGCCCCCAAGTTATACATATTCTGTTCTGATACGATTCTTAATCCGCCAGACATAGCCTCCCCAGCAAAAGAAAGCATCTGAGAAAGATGCATCATCTGTTGATCTTTATTTCCGCTTCCTAGAGCCACAGACACAGTGCAATCATACTTGCCACTCCAAACGTCAGGGCGTACCGGAACCCACTCATTGCGTAACCTAACCACCCTTTCTTTATCTTGATTCTTGTACAGTAATTCATATATCTTTATCATTAAATCTTTTACGCCAGTTTCTGCAAAGTTTCTAGCAATTAACTCTAACCTACTTTGGGCTGCTCCCATAACAGCGTTTACAGCAGTGGCTGTGGTGTGTGATGTCAAGGCATTCTCATCTAAACCCTGAGACATCTTAGATACACCAGCCCTAGATTCCCTTACACTATCTAAATACTCAAGCATCTGGAATGAGTATGGTTGCAAGGCAGGGGTAGCGAGGGGCGTTACGGCGTTGGGGGATTTAACTCTAACTACTCCACCCGGACGTTGGGTGAGTAGGTCATCGAGATTCGCCTGCCCCTCTAAAACTGCAAACCGACCAAAGTTCTGGTTGTACATATTGTCCATGAGATTACGCATGAGCGTACTCTTCATAAGTTGCAAGTCCATAACAAGGTCTGCAACCGAAAGCCCAAAGAACTTATGTGGAATTTTTATAGGGGTAATAGAAACAAGTGGAACAGAATCTATCTCATCATTCGCTAAGACTTTAGAGCCTACTGTGCAAACTTTCCTAAGTTCTGTAATACCATCCCCATCAAAATCTGTTTTTAGATAAGACTCATGCAGCCAGTAGGTTCGTAAGCCTTCCTCTCCAAAGTCATCTCCACCTCCCATACCTTCCCAATACTTAGCAGATTTGTCGAACTGAAAACGCTCCAACCTTTCAGCAGAGAACGCGGACATATCATCATCACCTCCACCAAGGTCACCTGGCTCAAGGTCTTCATCTGGATACATCACTCTTAGTTCAGAGAGTGTTTTTATAACCCTATGACATACAAATCTAGCATCTTGAATACTCTTAGATTCCCGACTAATAAGAAATTCTGAAGGAGGAACATTCTCTATTCTTATCTTTCCATTGTTAAAGCTACGCTTTATAACTACATCATGTCGAGGCATCCCCTCAACCTCATACTCAGTATGCTCTATAACTTCTACATCTTCAGGAGATATAAGCATAGAGAATTCAACTTCTTCTAAATTCCTATATTCTTCTCTTTCGTCTTCAACATACTCATCCCACCAAACTTTTACTATTCCATTCTTTGATAGTAAAGCATCTGTGAACCAAGAATATAAGATCTCCCAGCCTGGATTGTCTTTTGTAAAAACATAATTAACGTAGTCTGTAGCCTGTTTAGCCATCTCTACGTCAAGGATGGTTTTATCCATTCAATAGTATCTTGTACAGTAGAATCTACGAACTGACTACGCCCTTCAACTTCATTCCCAAATGGTAGACCATAGTAATACTTCATGGCTTGTTCGCGCTGAGTAGATATTACATCACCCATATAACCAAGAGAATCAGAGATTTCCCCCCGTATCCTGGTTACTAATTCTTCTTCAGTAAGTTTTTCACTAGCCATTAAACAATTCCATAATTCTTGTATTTAACATCTTGTGTCCATGTGGGGTCTTCTCCAGCTATAGCAAAACGCTGGGATTGAAACGCATACCTCGTTGCAGACATGAGGTCATCCCTAATCGGGACTACTTTGTTATCCTTCCTGTGATACATCCTAAACTCTTCAAACCAATCTGGAAGTGTTGAAAACACTTTAAACTTGTCAGCCTCTATAGCTTGTAGCAGTGCCATTAAACCTTCCTCTATAGAGTTAGAACCTTTATTCTCTCCTAGAGCTGGAGGATTGGTAAAATGCTCTAATCTAAAATTACAACCTAGATTCCTATACTGGTCGGCAAGACCTGGGTTTCCCATGCTATCCCTGCGATTCCCGTCATGTGGGTAGGCTATGGGTATAAACATAGGTCGTTGCCGTATACATGAAGCGTGTACAGTGGGGCTTGCTTTTGAAGCCCTGTAACAATCATACACATAAAAAGTTTCTGAGTCCCTATCAATAGCACACCATACGAGAGCGGTGGGGTGATCCCAACCAAAATCTATAGCTGCTATTCTGGGCCAATGACTTTTTATACGCACAGGATCAATTAGTATCTTTTCTTCCCCTAGTGGGAAAACCAATCCTGAACCAATTGAGGGTCTACCGTTACGCCTCATCTCTCTCTCATGGGGGCTGTAACTGGACAATATCTGTTCCATTACAACTTCTGAGAGGTGGCCTCTTTCCCCTCCTATGGAGAAGATTCTCTCAGAGGCATCATCCCAAGTAGCGTTAGTCAGGGATTGGCCCGGTTGGAGGTTGTTCATAAATGAGGCTACAGTTTCTGTCATCCCCTGTTCTGGAGTAAAAGTCATATAAACCATACCCCTACGATCCAAAGTTCGAGTAACTGCTTGGGAGTATATATCCCTGTTTGGTTCCTCATCCAACCATATACAATCTACTGAACGGCCCTGCCATTTCTCTTGGCCCATCTCGTAGGCTTTGAAGAATAAAGAAGAGTTCCCACCGCTAACGTGCTTGATTAGAGCGACCGATTTGGCATTAGGGACTCCAGGTTTTCTTTCGGTTTTTGTTATTAGTTTTTTAGGGATTGACCCTGAACCGAAAGCCTCTGGGTCATCTGGGGAACCCAATAATTCGTACTGTACTATATCGCGTGTTGTTTCATTCGATACTCCACCAGCCCACGCTATTATTGGCTGTTGGTATCGTCGGCCCTTCCACCACTTTGGGTATAACCCAGTTACATGAAAAGACATCTCTGCTGCGCCACAGTAACTTTTCCCTATTCTGTTGGCAGCCATTAAAAGTCGCTGGTTAGCAGAACCTCCAGTTTCGTGGAAGTTAAATTGATAAGGATAAGGATCGTACAGATCAATCTTATTGAACCTTTCTCTTGTCCTTATCTCCCTAGCGATTTCTACTGCTTTTTCTAGCTCTGCCCTTGCTTGCATGAATCGCTCTCATTTGTCTTTCTGCTTGTGATTTGTTGGGATAACACTTCCCAGAAGAACCCCATTTCCAGCCTTTCTTTCCTTCTTTAAGAGTACAGCGTTGTATAGGCATTACGCATAACTCCCTAGAAGTCCCGTATCCTCTTTCATTGTTAGAGAGATTCCTTCCTTAAACTTCTCTCTCATCTCGTCAGTTATTATTTGCTGCCATACTTCTGGCTCATCAGGGTCTACTGGGTCTATTGTCATGTTTTCCCAGCGCCAACCATGCGTCCCTATTTGTGCATCTATATAATCTCTTGCTTCCGCCTCAGACTCGAAAAGTATTGGGCCTCCAAGACCACTCTCTACCGGTAAATACCCGTATTCTGCATGACCAATCGTATATGCGTTTATCTCCCCTCCCACTCTACCAGAAGGCATTTTGAATCCTTTTAGTAGTTTATTAAAGAATTGAGGGGCTTTTTTATTGTAGACAAGTTTAAGAAACTTGCCACCCAAATCTAAGTCTAGGCCTGCATATTCAACCCTAGCATCCAGACCAGGGTTTTTGTTTGCCTTTACATTTGCTGAAACTTTCTCATGAATCTGATCTATAGCTTTATCAGCTAATTCACCCCCTATATAAGAACCCAGATCATCCTTATGAATATCCTCATACACTTGTGGTGTGCCACCACCCTTGGGAAAACCCGTTATACTATACTTGCCATTATCCGGATTATAAGTAACATCAAGTCCTTCAACTACCCTACTTAAACTATATCTACCAGCCTGTGTCTCTCCAGTTGTCCAGGTTATAGCCTCAATATCTGGATCATTTATAGCTTCCATGAAATGAGTCTTGAATAGAAGTTCCCATCCTTTCTCCTTAAATGGTTCATCAGGGACTTCTCCGGTCTGGGGGATAACATTAAAATCAGCATCCACCTGCTCAGGTTCTGTGATATATCCGTAATCTTTAGCTACTATTTTGGCTGCAGCTTTCTCTGAAATATCAAGGGCTTGGGATAAACGCTTTATTTCTCGCCTTCTTGCTCTCTCCGCTTCCTGCCACCAATCAAGTTGATACTCATCAGAATGTATAGACTTCAAATTATTTGCAGTAATATTACTTAATCTTAGATGCCCTAAAGTATTTTCCTGACCAGAATCACTCCAATGACCAATAGTATAATTTGCGTTTGGGCCTTCCGCTAACTCCGC